AGCTAAGCCAGAAGTTCCAAACAGCATTCAGCAAGATATTGCTTCCATGTATCCAAGAGTTAAAATAGATGAAACTCCATCTGGTCATATTTTTGAGCTTAATGATACGCCAGGCGGTGATCGTATCTTAATGAAGCACAATAATGGATCCGGATATGATATTAGACCAGACGGCACAATTGTAACAAATTCTAAATCAGATCATGTTCAAATTGTAGGCGAAGAGTTTCATTTAATTGTTGGAGGTGATGGTAAATTAACTTTTTATGGAAACTTAGACTTAAAAGTTACTGGTGATATGAATATGGATGTTGGCGGAAATTTTATAATGAAAGTTAGAGGTTCCGTTATAGCCGATGTCTTTGGATCGGTGACTAAAAAAGTGGTTGGAAATGTTAGAGATATTGTAAAAGGAATACGTCAAATTTACACTCTTGGAAAACATATTCAAATTACGCTGGGTGGATTTAGTAATTATATTAAAGGTGGCTTTAAACAGCTTGTACATGGAACTGCTGCGTATAATCATAAAGATGCTGTCAACTTTACTGGAGAAACAGATTTAGATATTTCTTCAAACAACATGAATATAGCTGCTAGAGACATGTCTGTTTTCGGCGACACTGGTACAATCGGCGGTGAAAATATTATAATGTACAACTATAATATGCACACTAAGAAAACGGTTTGGACAGAAACTATGGATTTCACAGCTATATATGGAACAACTGTTCATGCTGATTTAAGAGGTACTGCCTCAGCCTCTAAAAAAGCAGCAGTTGCTGGAGGTTTAGGAGGCGGCGGTGTTCCTGGACTGACTAATAATAGAACTGCAAAAGATTCAACTGCTACAGCAGTACCAACTGCAGCACTATTAAATGACTATTTAGATAATTCAAGTCGAGGAACTAGAAAAGTTAGTGTTGATGAAGATGGTGGAATAGCTCGTTCAATTGATTTTTCTAATGATTATGGAAATGTAACAGATAGAGAATTAGATCCAAGAGAAACAAGAGCTAAAATGAAAAATTTAGCTAACTTTGAAAATGAAGCTTTTGTATCTGAGCAAATAGCTGCTGGTAATTTAAAACCAGATTATGCTAATTCTGCTCCTGGCATAGTCGCAAGAGTGGCAGGTCAAAGTCAAACAACTAATGTCGGACAAACTTTTATTGGAAGTAAAACTCAGTTTTCAGATACAAAGTATAAGCAATCACCAGGATCTACAAAAAGAAAAATAAATACATTTGTTGTTGATAGAAACTATGATCCAAATAAACTTACATCTATAACTGCATCTACTAAATTAGCTAAAGGATTGCCTATTTCAAGATTTCTTGGTGGCTATTCTGATGCGGCTAATCTAAATCATATAACAACACTGGCCGAAAAACAACAAATAGCAAGAAATCTTTTACCTCATGCTTTAATAATTAATACTTTTAATTTATTAGATTCTTTTAATGGGTATAATCTTATTATAGCTGAAGGACTATATAAACAATATGAACTAGAAACAATCACACCAGACAGCGTTCTAGATTACAGAAAAGTAGGCAGAGCGGTAGTTTATGAAATATATAAAAATTCTACAGGGTCTCCCTCACCAGAAAAACTTTTTGAGTTTGCTGAATTTTTAAAAGATTCATTCCAGTATCAAGAGCTATCTATGAGATACGATAATTTTGATCCAAGAAAAACAGATAAAGAATCTCAATTAGTAGTAATTGTACCACAAATCCCTACTAATTATAGTGTAAAGTATGATATGAATTTATCAACATACTACAATGAATCTAAACAGAGCGATGAAGCATTAGTAGAATTTATATAAATAAAGTAAAAAGAGTTTCAGATGGTAACAAAATCTTTTTCGACCGAAGATAAGAACTTAAGTACTTCTAGTGTAATTTCTGCACGTGCATTGTCTTATCGAGATATTGATTTATCTTTGGAGCTTAAAACATCAGGCGATGTGTATAAAAAAACACGTGCCGCGGCAGTTAAGCAGTCAGTAAAAAATATAATTATGACTAATTTTTATGAGAAGCCGTTTGATCCATTCTTTGGCGCAAACGTATCTGGTTTATTATTTGAACTAGCTAATGACTTAACTGGTGAAGAAATAAAAAATAACGTAATAAGTGCTATTGAATATTATGAGCCAAGAGCTGAAATTTTAAATCTGGATGTTAATGCGAATCCAGACAACTACTCTGTTTCAGTTCGTTTGGAGTTTAAAGTTGTAAACAGTGAAGAAACTATAGTACTGCAAACATCTCTATCGAGGTTAAGATAAATGGCCACAAATATTACATCTACAGCACTTGACTTTCAAAACATAAAAGATAAGCTAAAAACATATTTAGCTGATAAAGATGAATTTACTGACTATGATTTTGAAGGTGCAGGGCTATCAAACATTTTAGACGTATTAGCTTACAATACTCATTTTAATGGATTAGTTGCTAACTTTTCGTTAAATGAAGCTTTTTTAAATACTGCTCAACTAAGGAGTTCGGTTGTTGGCCACGCTGAAGTTTTAGGATTGACAGTTAGATCAAAAACATCTTCTCAAGTTTCTCTTAAAGTTTCTTTAGATTTATCATCAGCAGCCACAAAGCCAGATTCGGTTGATTTGCCTGCTTACACTTCATACACAACTACTGTAGATGGTACATCATACACTTTTTATACTATTCAAACATATACTGCGACGAATGATGGAAGTGATACATATGTTTTTGTAAATGATGATGGTGAAGAATCTATTCTTGCATATGAAGGAGAACTAATAACAAAAACTTTTTATGTGGGTGAAACTGATGATTATCAAGTCTATATTATTCCAGATCCAGATATGGATACTGCAACTGCTGTAGTAGACGTATATGATTCTACATCTTCTTCATCATACACAAGATATACTGAGTTATCACAAGCTATCACTGTAAATGCTAATACAACTTATTATACAATTAGAGAAGCTCCAAATGAATATTTTGACTTACAGTTTGGTGATGGAGTAACTTATGGTAAAGCACCAGCAGTTGGAAGTAAAATAGTAGTTAAATATTTAAGAGCTAGTGGAGATGGCGCAAATGGAAGCTCTTCTTTTTCTGCTAGTTCTGATATTACTATAGACTCAATTGATTATAATCAAACAGTTGTTACGTTATCTAAGTCTACTGCAGGAGCAGACAAGCAATCAATTGAATCAATAAGACAAAATGCTCCAATAGCATTTGCTGCTCAACAAAGACTAGTGACACCTCTAGATTATGAAGGGCTGATTCAGTCTAAGTTTACAAGTGTCAGGTCAGTTAAAGCGTGGGGTGGACAAGATAATATACCTTTAGATTATGGAAAAATGTTTATAAGTTTGCAGTTTGACGATGATGTTTCTTCTGCTTCTCAAACTACAGTAAAAGCCAACATTAGAACTCAATTGACTGATAAACTATCTATTGGCTCAATTACACCAGAATTTGTAGATCCCGAAAATGCTTATTTAGAACCAACTGTAGTATTTGAATACGATCCTGATTTAACAGGTCTCACTGCAGGAAACATGGAGAGCAGAGTTAAAACAAAAGTAATTAATTACATAAACCAAAACTTAAATACATTTGGAAAAGTGTTTCGAAGATCTGTTTTACTAGCAGATATAGATGAAATGGATAACGCTATACTCTCTTCAAAGATGGATATAAAAGTACAATTAAGATTATCCCCTACGTTTGGATCTACAGCATATGCGTATGAATTAAAATTTCCTACTCCTATAGCTCTACCAGATGATGTAAATCATATAATAAAATCTGAAAACTTTGTTCATTCTACAGGAGTAACCGCGTTTATTCAAAATACGTTAAAGACTTCTACACTAGAACTTGTTAATTCTACAACAGGAACAGTCATAGCTAATAATGTAGGATCTTATAAAAATACAACAGGAGTTGTTTCTATAAATTCATTATCACCACTCTCTGTTCCAAGTGGAAATACATATATTAAATTTTCGGCGACTCCGGCTAATCAGTCTGTGGTTAGACCATTAAGAAACTATATTTTAAAAGTAGATGATAATAAGACTGTAGCTTCAGCAATGAAAGATGATCAAAACACGAAAGTAACATTGTAATGAAAACACTAACGGATTTAAACAGATTACCCATTTCTATGAAGAAGAGTATGGTGAAAGAAGTTTTGCCATCATACTTCGTAAGTGAGTATCCAAATTTAATCACGTTTTTAGATGCGTATTATGATTACTTAGATAGCGATGAAAACTTTGGAGATTTGATAGGAGATTTAAATACCATCAGAGATGTTGAAGCCAACACTCTTTCTCAATTAGATTTAGTTTTTAAAGAAGTCGCTTTAGGCATATCCCATACACAGTTTACAACACCTAGAGAAGTTTTACGTAACTTTGCAAAATTTTTTAGAGTAAAAGGAACTGAATACTCAGCTGAAGGTTTTTTTAGAGCTTTTTTTGGTGAAGATGTAACAATCGAGTATCCAAAACAAAACTTGTTTATTGTTGGAGAATCAGAAATTGGTGTAGATTCTCTTCGATTTTTGCAAGATGGTGCACTATATCAAGTTTTATCAGTGTTAGTAAAAGTTCCTCTTTCAATTTCAACTTGGCAAAATTTATATAAGAAGTTTGTACATCCCGGAGGATTTTATCTAGGAGCTGAAGTATTAATTCAAACTTCACAATCAACAAGTTTATTAGGGCCCACTGTAATTTTAGATTCAGATTTATATTCTGATTCAGGAGAAATTACTATTGCAGGAGTTGGATCCATTGCTGGATCAGTATCATCAGCTCAAGATTTATCTCTTATTCAAACTATGGGTGATACAAGTTACGTCTTAGATGGCGGAGGAAATTTGCAGTATAACAGACCAGGCGGATTAGTTGAAGCAGCTGGTAGTTATACTGATAGAAATGCAGATTCAGCTGGTTTGATTTTTACAGTTAGACTTGAGCCTAATATGCAAATAAGAGATAAGCAAACTCCAACTATTGCTCAATTAGACTCTGATTTTACATCAATTTATGATTTGATGCAGAATACATATGAGTATTATGCTGAATCTTAATATAAATAATAGAAAATATAGGACATAAACAATGACGGCAGTTATAACCGATAGATTTAGACACAGTATTGTTGGTGACATTATAGATGGCATTAACGATTCATCCAGTACTTACTATATCGGTCTCGGTAGATCCGAGTACTGGGATAGTTCAGATACTGCACCGACACCAACAAACGATTTGGCTGAAGTTAGAGAATTTCGCCAAAGCTTACAAGCAATTAAAAAAATTACATCAACTTCTTACGTTGTTCCGAGAGTAAATTGGACAACTGGAACTACCTATGCTCAATATGATGACACTGCAGTAGGTTATCCATCACCGTCCTATTATGTGATGACTGAAAACTTTGGCGTCTATATTTGTTTAAGAACAGGTAGAAATGATGCGGGTGCTACAGTTGCTTCGACAGTAGAACCAACAGGATCTAATAATAATCCTTTCGAAACTGCTGATGGCTATGTCTGGAAATTTCTATACACTATATCAGCCTTAGAAGCAAATTATTTTCTATCTGCCAATTACATGCCTGTGAGTAAAATTGTTGGATCACTGGATTCTGACGCTACTGGTATTCAGACAAAGCATAAACAAATCCAAGATACAGCTAAAAGTGGAATGATTAGTTCTATTGTAGTAACTGCAGGAGGAAGTAATTATACTTCACCTCCAACTGTAACAATTACAGGTAACGGCACATCTGCAACAGCAGTGGCCACTATCGATTCTTCAGTATCTTCAGGCACAGTTACTAAAATTGAGTTTGAAAACGATTCTTCAACTCTTGCATATCCATCAGGCTACGATTATGCTGCAGTTACGTTAACTGGCGGTGGTGGCTCAGGTGCCACTGCTAGAGCTATTTTATCGGACGAAGATGGTATTGGTGCTGATGCGAGAAAAGATTTAAAATCATCTGCACTTATGTTACATACCAAAGTAAGTGGAAGTGAAGAAGATTTTATTGTCGTTCAAGATTTTAGACAAGTTGGTTTACTTAGAGATCCTAAAGTGTATGGTTCTGATTCAGATTTTATTGCAGATACAGGAAATGCGTTGAGATCACTCACCTTGTCAGCAACATCGGTTGCGTTTAGCGTAGATAAAACAATAGTAGGTGGAACATCTGGAACAAAGGCGCTAATAGATGAAGTAGATTCAGACACCATTTTTTACCATCAATCACCAGCAACTGGTTACGGCTCATTTACAGCAGGTGAGGCACTAAC